GTCTTGATGACCTCGGTCTTGAGCTTTTTGAGCTTGTACCGTTGACCACACCGATCACATTCAGCAATTGCAATCCGACCAGAGGCATAGGTGCTTCCCATTAGAGTAATCTCCCCTTGGTCTTGCCGCGCTGGGCTATCCCATCACCACGGGAAGAGGCTCTAGATTTAACCTTGCCGCCTTTTTTGTATGTGTCACCAGCGGCGTTGCGTCTTTCTTCAGCCGCCATACTGCCTACGGTATATCCAGCTTCACCGCTAATATTTTTGGAAGCCCTTTCTGCTGAACCTAAAAGCTCCCGCTCCTGAGTTCTCAAATCTTTTATCTCCTTACGCCGTTGCGATTGTTTTTTTAACGCTTCGTAAGTTGCTTGGCCCTGCGGTGTTTTATAAAATCTATCTCTAACGACTTTATCTGCCGCTTCAATTCGCGGCTTAGGGACTTTTGATCCAATTTTGATATTGGCAATACGTTCACGTTGGGCTGCTTTAGCCGCCGCTTTTTCTGCACTTGACCTAAATCCAGACGCAACCGCTTTACCGGGGCCACCTACCAAATATTCTTCTGGATATACAGGCTCAATCGCCTCTTCCTCCGGAGTTGGAAGGCGGCGTGGTGTTAAGCTCTTGTTATATTTTTCAAGTACGCTTTTGTATTTATCCATTAGGATGTACTCCCGCCAATAAACATCTGCCGTGGCACAAACCGCAGCGGTGCTTTTTCGTGATCTTCACCAGCAGCCAAGTCAAATTGCTCGTTGTATGCCTGCTTCAGCATATCCATGCGGGGCATCAATTCAGGAACCTTCATCGCTATGTAGTAAGCCAATCCCGACACTACACACGGCAAGAAACGGAAATTCATGTCCGCAATTTGAATACCAGAACCTGCGTCTTGAATACGGCGCATTCTGTAATACACAAACTCATAAGGCGTAGAGTCATCTGGCGTAGGCCACACAGTAATTGCTGGAAGTTGAGGAACAAACACCTCTGTATCGGTCGTATGCGCAGCCGCAGTAGTGCTGTTTTGTCCACGAAAACAACCGCCCAAATCATTTCCTGAGATGTATCCGTAGTAAATCACCTCACTGTCCAGCTTGATGTAACCCGAAGAGGCCAAGCCCACAGTTGAACTCAGTGTAATGGTGGTGGCGGTGCTGGTAACGCTTCCATTTGTGGTCAGCGTAGTTGGATTGGTTTCTCCAGACAATCGCTGAATCCATACCTGAATAGGTCTGGCCTGCTGCAATTTGTTTGGAATGGTGGCATAGGTAGACACACTGATGCGCGAAATTGTCAGGTCAGCCTGTGTGCTTGAACTGTTCGCCCCTGTGCGGATCACATGATCCAACAGATCAATAGTATCCAATGGCAGCGGATAAGTATTCAATCCCGGTGTCAGCGGGAAAGATCCTGCCTCAATCGTCCACATGTTCAAACCACGATTCGCCCATTCAATCGTCATCAGGTTCATTGACCTACGGGCAGTCCGTAAGTCATAACCTGAGCGCATTTCACGGCCAGCACGTTCCCACGCTTCTTCAGCGATCTCCGTGAATTCCATGTTGAATAAAGACGTACCAGTGGTATAGCTCATTTGGCGGCTCTCATGTTGTCAATGAGATTGGGGTAAGGACGACCAGCAGCTTTGGCAGCAGCCTTAGCTTTTGCTTTCTTTTTTGAAGACAGCTTCTTTGGAGCGCCAAGAGACTCAGGGCGCGGCTTAGACCACACCTCGCCGCCCTCAGCATACTGAGTGAAGTCAGTGTCATCGCGCCGAGCCTTCCTAACGCCCTTGGGCATTTTGGAGGGGTTTATGGAACCCATGCCACGGCTTGCTCTCATATCAACACTTCCCGCCTTTTTGGAGCATCTTGCCCTTGGTCTTGCCTTGTTGAGCAATACCATCAGCGCGTCTGGATGCAGAACCAGAAGTAGGCTTGGCTGTTTTTACAGCGCCCATTTTGGTAACGTTACCACCCTCTGCCATTCCTCGGCCAAACGCACGTTTAAGTGCTGGGACAGCTTTTTGGACTGCATTGGAAACAGAAGATCTCATGGCAGGAGAAGCTTGGCTTGCTGCGGCTTTAACCACAGGAGCAGCTTTACTTGCAATTTTTTTGAGCATACCGCCCATACCATATTCTTTGGTCATTCCGCCATGAGCCATTTTGCCTTTTCCGTCTGCGGCAAAAGCTGGAACTTTTTGTCCGTCTTTCATAACCATAGGCATACCACCAGACGCATAGCCTTTTTTCATGCCCTTCATCTCAGCCATCTCATGCTTCATCATGGACTTAGGAGCGCCCTTGGCTTTCATAAAACCAATTTCTTTTTTGACCATCGCTTTAGAATCTTTCATTTCGCCATCCTCTTTAAATGTTTGGCCTTTGCTGGCCTTGCTGAACTCTTTGGCAACCTTTACAGGTACACCGGCCTTCTTCGCAAACGCTGGGTTATGCGCCGCAGCATCCATGAATTTTTTTTGTTTGGCTGATGCGGCAGGCATGACTTAGCACATCTTTCCGCGAGTCTTGCCCTTTTGAGCAATACCGTCAGCACGTTTGGATGCGCTGGAAACGCTTCCACCTTTTTTGTAAGAAGAACCTAAAGCAGCACGAATTTCCTTTCCGCTTGGAAACGAACCGTCTTTTCCGCTTGGGGCGGAACCGCGCTGTAGATTTGCGTTAGGAGTTGTCCACCATGATTTTTTGTCCCCAGACGCTTCTTTTGAGTCTTCTTTACGGGTAGGCTCAGCGGTTGTTTTTTTAACGTTACTGCTCAACCCAATCAAATCTGTAAGATTTTTTGGTCTATACGGTTTTTCTTCGGCTGGAGCTTTAGAAGTGTCCTTTGCAGGGTCGGAAGAAATTTGTTTAGCCTCTGGCGCTGGAGCTTTCTTTGCTGGCGCTGGAATTTCTTCCTTGTACTTGGTGTTGTACTTCTTGCCGTTAAATTCAAACTCGGCTTCGCCACTCTCGCGAGCATCTTTAAAGGCTTGTTGAAATTTGCTGAGTGCCATGATTATTTATCCCTTTTGAATAAGCTGGTCAATTTTTGCTTCAAGGCGGTTAAACCGCTGGTCAATGTGTTCAGTAAGTCGTTGAACTTCTGCTTTAGTTGCTGTATCACGGGCAATCTCCTCGCGTGTAATGTTTAAAAGTCTCTCAATTCGCTTAACATCCTCTAGCTTTTCACGAAGGAAAAACCACAGCCCACCCATCAGAGCAGACAATCCGGCAGACCAAATTGTATTGATGTCCATCAGATCATCCTACCTTTGGTCTTGCCCTTTGTGGCACAGCCATCGGCTCTTCTAGAGGCGCTGGAAACGTTTCCACCTTTTGCTTTTTTAACAATAGGACTATTCATCATGTCTGGCATTGGATTTGCAGCGTCAAACTCTGCCGTAGAGTCTTTCATAACATCATCCATAACTTGATTTGTCTTGGCCTTCAATCTATCCCATGTCGCCTTGTCTCGTATTTCACTGCCATCAATGAAATACTTTGGCATCCCGTCTTTTCCAACGCCTTGGGTAAAAGAATAATTTTTAACAATTGGCTCATCCATAATTACCTCAACAATTCCACGCCCGTAGGCTCTTGTTAATCCTCGAATTTGGATCCTTGGCGGTTTTTTCGCTCGTTAATTTCTTCTTCATCCCTTCCATACGGGCGCAAAAAGAGTCTCGCCGTTTGCCGCCCTTTGGCTGCGGTGGCTTCAAGTTCATGCCTTCCTTCTTGGCAGAGGCGCGACCCTTGGCGTTCAAGCCGCCCTTTGGGTTCTTTCCTTCTTTCGTCTGCCATGCTGGTGATTTAGCCATTTGAAACTTTCAATTGCGGCTTTGAGCGATCCTTAAGGAGCGGCCCCAAAACATCTTTCTCAAAGTCCCGTGTGAATTCTTCTGTGCCAATATGCGGAAGACTAATCATAGGATCCAAATAAATCTTAAATCCTTCAGTCCTAGCTCTCAAGCAGAAAGCATAGTCTTCACCAATGTATTGACCGTCAAGAATCATAAAGTCAAAAATTGCGTGTTCTGTTTCGCCATCGCCATCGCCTTTGTATT